GATATGAGCTGGTTCGACTTGGTGATGCACATCCCGTTTGTTGCGGGCGCGTTGATCGGAGCAGGTATCACGCTCGCGGTCGTGGTGATTGCAGTTTGCAAACTTATAGGTGACGACGAATGATAATTTCTCTAGACAAAATAATCATCGACGCGGGCACACAGTCCCGCGAGAAGATGGATGAAGACGTAGTAGCGCGGTATGCCGACCGCATGAAAGACGGAGATGTATTCCCGCCTGCAATCGTATTCCCGCGCGGCGATGGATACTACTGGCTAGCAGACGGGTTCCACCGTTTCTTCGCTCGTCGCCGGTTAAAAGCGCCGAACATCGAATGTGATGTAAGAGAGGGCGACCTGCGAGACGCTACGCTGTTTGGCATCGGCGCGAACAACAACCACGGCCTACCGCAGAGCAACGCCGACAAGCGCAGGAATGCAATCAAAATCCTGACCGACCCTGAATGGGGTGAGATGTCTGACCGCAAGATCGCAGAGCTGCTGGGCGTGAGTCACGTTTTCATTTTCAAGCTGCGCAAAGAGTTGGCAGAAAAGAAAAGCGTTAACGTTAACACTAAGCAAAAAACAAGCCAGCCAGCCAAGCCAACGCCGCCCCAGCAAAAAGACCCTGCTGCTGAGTTTAATGAGAAGGAAGTCGAGCGCGAGACGATGTTGGCTGCGATGGATCAGCTGCGAGAAGAGAACGAACAGTTGCAGGACAAGCTCACGGCTTCGATGGCTGGCGGTGATGACATAGAGAAAGAGAAAGCCCAGTCGATCATTGCAGATTTACGCGCCCAGATCAGGATTCTGGAGATAGAATTAAAAGCAGTGAAGAGTAGCCGCGATCAGTTCCAAGCGGAGAATGCACAGCTGATGAAGCAAGTGCAGATCATGCAAAAGAAACTGAAGAAGCTAGAGGCATGAGAGTCTTAGTTGCTTGCGAGTTCTCCGGCACGGTGCGCGATGCTTTTCTGAGGCGCGGTCATTACGCTCTGTCGTGTGACCTGCTTCCATGCACCAGCCAGACGCCAGGTGATCACTACGAAGGCGATGTCAGGGATGTGCTTGATGATGGGTGGGATTTGATGATTGCCCATCCACCATGCACTTACTTGTCTGTGTCTGGTATGCATTGGACTGTTCGTGGATTGCGCGACCCGCAGCTGACGGAAGATGCACTGGAGTTTGTTCGTTTGCTGTTGAACGCGCCGATCAAACAGATTGCTCTAGAAAATCCGGTGAGCGTCATCAGCTCTCGCATACGCAAGCCAGATCAGATCATTGCACCTTACGAGTTCGGGCATGACGCTAGCAAGAAGACTTGTTTGTGGTTGAAAAATTTGCCGCAGCTAAGAGCAACAGAGATAATTAAACCGCGTATCATCAACGGCAAGAAACGATGGGGAAATCAAACAGACAGTGGGCAAAACAAACTTACTCCATCTGCTGATCGTTGGAAACTAAGAAGTAAAACTTACGAAGGAATTGCAGAAGCAATGGCAACCCAATGGGGTTAAGCCCAAGCCAGCGGGCTAGTGCTGGCAGGTAAAGGGGATGTATGTCACTCAATCTTCGCTCTTATCAGGAGCAGACTTTAATCGCCCTGCGTGAAGGATTTGCAAAGGGCAAACGCGCACAGATTCTCTACGCTCCAACAGGCGCAGGGAAAACCGAGATGGCAATCGAGCTGATGCGCGCGACCAAGGCCAAGGGCAACAAAGCGGCCATGCTGTTGGATCGTATCGTTCTGTGCGATCAAACCTCCAAGCGATTAGAGAAATACAAGATCGACCACGGCGTGATGCAGGCAGGTCATTGGCGTTACCGTCCGTACGAACCGATCCAAGTGTGTTCAGCGCAGACGCTGGAGAAGCGCGGCACGTTCCCAGGATTGAATCTTTTGATCGTGGATGAAGCGCATCAGACGCGCGAGCAGACGATGGAGTTCATCAAGAACAATCCTGACGTTCGTGTGATCGGATTGACTGCGACACCCTTCACAAAGGGCTTGGGCAAGGTCTATGACAACGTAGTCAGCACCGTCACCACGAAGCAGCTTGTCGAGCAAAAGATTCTTGTGCCGTTGAGGGTGTTTGTCGCCAAAGAGATTGACATGACCGGCGCGAAGAAAGTTGCAGGCGAGTGGTCGCAGCAGGAGGCTAGCACTCGCGGCATGAAGATCACCGGCGACATTGTGTCAGAGTGGATCGAGAAGACGCTTGAGATATTTCGCAAGCCGATGAAGACCATCGTGTTCGCATCGGGCGTAGATCATGGCGTACACCTTGCAAGGAAGTTTCAGACCGAGGGATACAACTTCATCTGCATCAGCTACAAGGATGACGAGGAGTGGAAGAAGCAGGTTATCGAGGACTTCAGCAAGCCCGATACCAAGATCCAAGGTCTGATCGCAACGGACATATTGACGAAGGGATTCGACGTGCCCGATGTTGCTATCGGCATCTCGGCTCGGCCATTCTCGAAGAGTCTGTCATCACACATTCAACAGATGGGCAGGGTGATGCGTGGCTGCGAAGGCAAAGAGTTTGCTGTGTGGTTGGATCATTCGGGCAACTACCTGCGGTTTCGTGAGGACTGGGAAGAAGTCTACGAGCAGGGTGTCGACGAACTTGATGAGGGGAAAGAGAAGGCGAAGAAGGAACCGTCTGATAAGGTCAAAGAGGATAGTAAATGCCCGAAGTGTCACGCGCTGTGGCCTCGAGGCTCTGATACCTGCTACAACTGCGGCCATGTGAAGGAGAAGAAGAACCAAGTCATTGCCGTGCAGGGTGAGATGGTAGAACTTACTGGCACTGCGACGCGCGAGAGCAAGCAGGACTTCTGGAATCAGATGGTCTGGCTCATGCGTTATCAGAACTGGAGCAAAGGCCGAGCGGCTCACACTTACAAGGATATGTTCGGCGTGTGGCCGCGCAACCTGGCAGACAACAGGCCAGAAGCACCGTCGCAAAAGACCATGAAATTCATCGATAAGAAACTGCGCGAGTTCCGCAAACAGACAAGGGGATACTAATGGACTTCATCGACTTCGCCCGCAGTCATGGGATCATCATCAACGACCTACCACCTATCGGCCAATGGAAACGCTACCCAACAGAAGATCACCCGCGCAAAAAGAACGGCGCTTGCAAGTACATGGGGACTCATGGATTCGTGCAGAACCATGCGACCAGCACCGTCGTATCTTTGTGGAAGCCTGACTCGGAAGCGCAGCCCATGGATATGAGGGCGATCATCATCGGCCAAGCGAAGGCCGAGCAAGAACGCCGCAAGGCACAGTCTGAGGCGGTGAACAAGGCAGTGAAGATGCTGAATGCATCTGGCTACAGCACTCACCCTTACCTTAAACTGAAAGGGTTTGAGGATGAACAGGGTAGCGTGCTGAAGGTTGGCAATGATGACATTCTTCTAATCCCGATGCGGGTGGGCAAGTCACTGGTCGGAGTGCAGCAGATATGGCCTGATGGCGCGAAGAAGTTTCTGTTCGGCCAGCGAACAAGCGGTGCTACCTTTACGTTCGACAACAAGGGCATCAACATTGTGTGTGAAGGGTATGCGACTGCGTTATCCATTCGTGCGGCCATGAAACAATTGAAGCGGCGATACACGATTCACGTTTGCTTCTCAGCGGCTAACATGATCCGAGTCGCGGCAGAGTTAGAACCTGGGCTTACCATTGTGGACAATGACATAAGCGGCACAGGGCAGGCGGCAGCGGCAGAGATTGGCTGGCCGATCTGGATATCAGATCAGCAGGGTGAAGATGCCAACGACTACCACCGCCGTCTTGGGTTGTTCTCTTTGAGTCAAAGCCTCACTCATTCAATGCTCGGCATCGGTGTGCTGGGGCATGGCTAGTGTCAGATCGCCATGCACGAAGGGCTGGATACTGGCAAGCCCTTCTATGATCTCCACGCCCAGCGCAAGGCAACGCTCACCCTTTCCGGTGTAGTCAGAAATAACCCTGACCTGACCGTCTTCATTCTCGATCAGGTACAGGGTGAACATCTTGCGGTTAGTCATGAGCGCAGGATAGCACCGTCTGATGGTCTGCTGCGCCGCCGATGTAGGCATTCAGCGCGTCTTGAATATCAAACATACTGATGCCGTGACCTATGCCCGATCGGTTTAATTCTTCGGTCAGATAGTCCGCAACGTACGCTGCCAAAGCGCACAGTTCTTCAGATTTGTTTATGTGTAGCATCTTCTGATCTCCTATTTTGTACGCACAATGAAGTGTTTGTTCCCGACAAAATCGGTCAGATCAATTTCTTCGCCGACCGCCATCTCTTGAATTTGTTTCATATCTTCTGGTGTGTATCCTCGGTCAGTGTTAAACCATGAAAGAGCGTGGCTCTCTACTTTTGGCTCGCCGTAACCAACTCCCCAGTACGCCGAGAACATTGGCTCTAGCTTTGGCTTTGGTATTCCATACCAGCATTCGCTGATCAATTTTGATTCGTCGCCGCCCACTTCGTTATCGTTATAAAAATCATCCTTGCTGGGGTACACGCCGATAGATTCGTCACTGATGACAATCACTCGCCCATTCCATAGCGTAATAATGTCCACCATGCACCCGCCGCCAGTGTTTTCTATCTCAATTTGTGTGATGTTATCCATGATTAAATCTCCCTTGGAACAATAAAATCAGCAATAAAAATTTCCAGCATATGCACTCGCTCTAGTTCGTCGAAATCCCCATTCGGATCATTCCACGCAATAGCCTTTCGCAGTACGTCATCGGGCACAGAAAAGATATCCCAAGCTGCTTGTGGTCGGCCGTGAAACAGTTCGACAATTTGCCCCTCTTGAAAATCGTAGGTAATGTTTTTGCTTTCATCTTTGATGGCGTCCATGCCTAACCTTCCTTCGTAGATAGGTTGGTAATGATCTTTGCAACGCGCTGCTCAAAAGATGAGCGAGTGTCATCAATCATCTCGGCAACAGTGCGACCATCTAAGTCTTCGACAACTTCCCACAGCACAATATCCTCACCTTCTTCATACTCGCCAGAGTGCAGTTGATCTAGTATGTCTTCGTATGACATATCGTGTGGATAATCGGCCAACCACATTCCAAGTGCGAACTGCTGGGCTTCTTCGCGTAGGTCTTTCATTTATTTCTCCTGTTTGATTGTCCAACCCATCGCCTTGATAACACGGCGAAGGCTATTCTCTGGATACATACCAGCGGTAATGCTGACGGTCTTATCTTTGTGGCTCACCCTTACGACTGTGCCACTGCGAGGAATCATCCAGACCCCACCGTCATTGATCTGGCTGAACATTGCCTCTGTCCACCTAACGGCATTTGCCATGCCATCTTTTGTTTCAACATCAAAGTTCATAGACTCACCCTTTCCTGACTCACCTGTTCTGGCTCACCTGTTGGACTCACCCATTCCCGTCGTGGTCTGAGTTCTACCCATCCCCACCAAAAAACGAGCTGTGCCATTGTCAAAATAACATCTGTATTGTCAGGATAACATCTGATATTGTCAGAATTGCATCTTATCCTGGCGGCAGACGCAGCTAATCGCCCATCGTAGAGGCGCAAAAAAGCCAGTGCGCCATTGCTGGCAGCACTGGCTGGCTTTACTCACAACTCTGTGTACATTTCATCGGCGAGCAGTAGCAGCGCCTCATCGACCGATATATCACCCATCTCGATATCCAACAGCAGATCGTCTGCCATCCGATAATCCAGCTTGCGCGGATTAAGATGCTTTGCCATTGCTGCCGGATCGTCTGGATATGCGTATTCAGCGATCAGATCGATCAGATCATTTGCGTACCCATAATGGAAATCTACCAGCGCAGAGTGCAGATAATCGCGCTGAGAATCATAGTCAGTCAAATAGCTGGTAGTAGTGTGATAGCTGCCGCGATAGCTGGCTTTATAGCTGCGCCAATCGTCAGGATCGGGATCACGCGGATCGCGTACCACTGGCAGATCATCCCAGCTAATACGCGCAGCAGCAGCAGCCAGCAAATTGAAATACGCAATGTTCAGCGATTCGTTTACCGTATGCTCATTCGAATACCCGATGCTTATATTGGTGCATTCTGGGATCAAATCAGTGAACTCTGCGGTATCTGTATAAATGCCAGTGTCATCTGCCAAGTGCATGAGATTGTCATCAATGGCACCCAGTGCGTTACATAGTGCGCTACCGAAATCATCCGAGCAGCAGCGGCCATAGGATTGGTGCGTAATGACCGAATCTATACCGCGACGATCAAAAGCTATCGCCCGATCAAATTGGCGCAGCAGGTCTGGCTTATGCTTCGCCAGCCATGTCGCGCCGATACCGCCTTTTTCCTCGCCAACAGTGAAAATGTAATAGGCGGCAACACCAGAATGGATCAAGTGCATCAACATGGCACAGCCAGCACCATCATCGGCCCCGAGCATATCGCCATCGGCATACCAGTGTGTGCGCGTTTTCTTGATCCGGTTTTTGCCGCTTTTCCGATGCACTGTGTCAACGTGCGCGACGAATAACGTGCGATTCTGATCGTCTGCCCTAGCATCAACGTGCAAATTACCGCAAGCATCAAAACTGCCCGATAAATGGATCGGCAAATTGTCAGCCAGCCAGCGAGAAAATTTTACGGTAGCTGGCGCATCATGCGGTCGCTTGACCGATAGTGCGCGGTCTAATGTTTTGTTTAGCATCATCATGCTGCGGCCTCGCTTTCGTTATCTGTTTTTAATGTGTAAGTGCCATCATCCAGCAGCACGCAATCATCAATGTGCTGGTGTTGATCGTCATCCTCGCAATAAACCGCGTAAGTGCAATCTGACGATACCCATTCATCGCGCAGTGCCAGCCACAATGCATCATCCCGATGCTCGTGCGTTTCGGTATCCTCGCAGTACACAATCCCGTTTTCGGTCAGGTATCTGTCAACGTACCAAGTGTCGCGCGATTCGACATAAGTGCAATCGCTAGTATGTTCATAGTACTGGTTGCCATTCGCGCCGATAGCACTTGAATAATCGCCAGCGCAGCTATCGCAGACCAAACGATCTTCGTATCTACCTGCCCACATATAATCGTCGCGACCGATCCGCACTCTATCGTCGCAGTCTTCGCAGTGGCGCAAATCTTCGTCATCTTCGAGATGACCATCGGTATTAGTGCAGCTATATTCGCCATCATCGGTAATCAGCAGATATCCGCTGCGCGTATCGACGTTTTGAGTATCGCCATCAATATAGGGCGCAGACCATCCGCCATCGGGATGCTCGACGTAAGCCAGCTTCAGACCATGCCAGCTATTTTCATAGGTATAGCCTTGCGATTCTAGCCAGCTATTCAACGCGTTATCATTTTGAGAATGACCACGATTATTTTCGATTGCGCCGAATGATCGGATGAATGATTTACTCTGCTCATTTACCAGCGCACGTGCCATTACTTGACCGTTTTCGAGGCGCACTGCCAAGCCCCAGCCAAATTTCGGATCGTAGCAGCGGTATGGATGCCAGCTACCGGCTTGCCAATTACGACGTACCATGCAAGACGTTGGCGATTCTGCCAGCCATGCCAGCATTTGCTCCATGTCATGCGATATCGCAAAACTATGGTTTCCGTATTTGGCGCAGATATCTCGGATCAAATGTGACTGCAATCGCGGGAAATGCTCGGCGATATATTTGGAAATGCCAGTAACAGTCTGGCGATCTGCGAAACCATGTTCTACGTTTCGGGTGTAAGCCAGACGCGCCGAATCTTTGATTGAAACGTGTGGCCATTGCAGCACTAACAAGTGCCAATCTGTCGGCGGCACTAGCATTACAGATTCGCGTACCGCTGGATGTAATGGATAGCGGTTTTGCTCTCTGTTGTGCCAAGTATGTTCAAAAGATGGATGACTACGCAGCACTTGCGCCAGTGTGTCCATCCAATCGAGGCGATTTTTTCCGCAGTAATCAGTCATTTTCGGCCTCCAGATCGCGCAGTTCTAAAGCGGTTTGCCATGCGCCGAAAAGGGTAAACGGGATGAGCAGCACTAACGCGCCATCATGAAATTGATGAGTAGCGAATAGTGCAATGACTGCGCCGAGCAGGATCAACCAGCCAGCCAGCATTGATTTCAACAGTATTTTTTCCATGTTCATCCTCACAATGTTTCAGGTTGTACGTTGATTGAGTAACCTAGTGCCTTGATCGTTTCCAGCGCATGACTAGGTAGGGTTTTGAAGCCAGCCAGACGCGCCAGCAGCTTCGCTTTTTCGCAGACTGGGTAAACAACACGTAATCCGTATTGCCCAGCGATTCGAACAGTAATTTCCATATCATCCTCATTATCAAAAGAAAAACACGCGCAATTACGCGCCTCTAGATGCTGCCAGTGATGGATGCAATACGCTAATTGATTGTATGTATTGCATACCGATGAGCAATAGCAGTGCTATGAAAACCTGGTTGGCGATAGATTTTCTTGATTTGTTCTGGTACATTCGCGCCAGATCAGCGAGCAAAGCGAGCAGCAGTCCTATGAAGGCACCAAGCAGAAAACAGGTTAAAGCAGCTATACAGGCAAAAGGTATAGAAGGCGCGTTATTAGTGCCAAAGGGTACGCTAACAACACGCCAGCGCAAGTTTGCCGAGGCAATAGCAGCAGGGGAAACTGGCGCAGCAGCGTATCGTCAAGCATATGACACGCAAGCGAGTTCCCAAGTGCAATCGCATGAGGCATTGAAACTGAAGCGCCATCCTAAGATAGCCTTACAGATAGAGGCGCTGACACTGGCAAATGAAGCAATGGCGTACGCTTCTGCTACTCAAGTGAGGCAATTAGTAATTCAATCGCTTATCCAGACGCTGATTGATCCAGATACAAAAGCAGCGACCAAAGTAGCAGCGGCGAAGGTTTTGGGTAGCGTTACTGAAGTGGCGGCCTTCACAGATCGCAAAGAAGTAACGCATATCAAGGATTCGAGCGCGATACGCGATCAGATCATGGCGCAATTACGCAGTGTCATTACCAGTGACGCGCAAGACGTTGACGCAGACGCATTGCTGGGCGAGATAGCTGGCAAATCGATAGGGGTAGCCAATCAAAACGCGCCAGGTGATAGCCCTACCCTACCAGGGGATGCCCTTTTTGCAACTGGGACTCCGCCAGCCACTATGCATAGTCTCC